TCGGCGTGGAGTGAACATGGCCGTTGAGAACGCCGAGCAGGCGCGGGCGCTGGTGCAGCGCCTTGAGTCTGACAACACCAAGCACGCGGAGAAGATCGCCGCTCAGGACGGCGAGATCGCCAGCCTCAAGCGCACCGTGGCTGAGCTCGCCCAGGAGCGGGCCCTTGGTGGTCAGCCTCAGATTCGTGAGGCCGCGCGCGCCGAGGACTTCATCAAGGGTGGCAAGCTCATCCTCCAGGGCACCGACGACGACGGCGTGTACCGCGCCGGGCTCTTGGACGCCGTGCTCCCCGGCGAGACGCCCGTCCTGGGTGACTGGCAGGAAGAGGTTCTGCGCACCCTCACGGACTACAACATCCTGCGCCTCGTGAACCCCAAGCTCAGCGGCATGAGCAGCCGCACCGGGCGCAAGCTCGCGCGCCTGATGGAGCAGGCCCCCGAGAAGATCCGCGCCGCCGCGTTCGGCCCCAGCGCCGGGAGCGGCCTGGAGTGGATGCCCCAGAACGTCCTCTTGCCCCGGCTGGAGATGGAGTACCGCCAGTCCGTTGACGGTGTGCTCTCGCTCTTCGAGGACATCCCGATCACGGCGATGTCCATCAAGCTCCCCTGGGTGGCCGCTGGCGGGATCACCCCCTACATTCAGGGCCTCGCCACGACCACCAGCCCGGCCCCCTACACCCCCTCCATGCTCACCACGGCGGAGCGGTCCTTTGAGCCGACCCGGCTGGTGATCCGGGTGCTCGTGGACGACGACGCCGCCGAGGACTCGCTCATCCCGGCATTGCCCATGCTGCGGATGAAGATCAACGAGGCCATGACGCGCGCCGAGGTGGACACCATCATCAACGGCGACACCGGAACGCATCAAGACACGGCGCTGGCCGACTGGAACCCGCTCAATTCGTGGCTCACCACGGGTCTGGGCTCCCCGGCGGATCATCGCCGCGCGTGGAAGGGTCTCCGCGCTCGCGCCTTCGATCTGAGCGGCGCCACCGTGGACAACGGCTCCACCCAGACCGTGGACGGAATCAACAGCCTGATCAGTCTCTTGGCGGTCGATCAGCAGTCTGAGAACGTCGTCTTGCTCACCTCCACCGGCATCCACAACAGCAAGCTGCGCATGATGAGCGGCGTCACCAAGGTCAACGAGTACGGCCCCGGCGCGACGATCCGCAGCGGGCAGCTCATCGACCTGATGGGCTACCCGATCCTCCAGTGCAACTACGTCACCAAGGATCTCCAGGCGACGGGCCTTTTCACCACCACGGGCGGCACCAAGGGCTCCGTGATCGCCGTCCATACCCCGAGCTTCAAGCGGTTCTCTCGCCGGGCTGGGATGTTCGAGGCCGCCCGGGACATCAGCACGGGCACCACGGCGCTGGTCATGTCCATGCGCCGCACCTTCGGCTCCATCTCGGGCTCCACCATCAACGACGTAGCCGTCGGCTACAACTGGGGTTGATCATGAATATCGCCAACAGCCAAAGCTCCACCATCGTCTTCAACGTCGCCACGGGCTCGGACGAGACGATCTACGATGGCCCCGTGGACCCGGATTCTCTGGAGTACGCCCTCGCGGACGTGGTGTTGATCCCCAACTCGGCGATCTCCACCGACGCGAGCAACTACCGCACCACCGAGGTTAAGGTGGGGTCTACGGTCGTGGCCTCGCAGACCACGAACAGCTCCGGCGGATCGGCGCGCGTGGCGGGGACGCCCCAACGCCTCACCATCAGCGCCACGGGCAAGGCCGCCCGCTTCACCGCCGGGACCGACGTGGTCAGCGTGGTGAGCACCAAGACCGGGACTGGCGCGGTTGAGGACTGCACCATCAAACTCGTTTGGGAGAAGGTGCGTCAGTGAGCGTAGCCACCGCCGCCCAACTTCGTGACCTGCTCCCGTACCTCAGCGGTACGGGCGAGGACACCTTACTGCTGAGCTTCATCGACCGCGCAGACGCGGCGATCGCTCAGCGGTTGGGCTTCCCGACGACGGGCGGCGGTGCGCTGACTCTGGCCTCATCGAGCTACACGGCCTACCCCGACGCCGAGAATGGCGGGCGGGTGAGCGGGGACACGCTGAGGCTCACGCCGTGGCCTGTCTCGGCGGTGACGACGATTCACGACGATCAGCGCGGCGGGAACGTCACGCATGACTCAGGCTCGCTCATCGCCGCGGCGGATTACGAGCTGGACGGGCCAGCAGGGCGGGTCTACCTGGTCCCCGTCCGCACCTTCGGCGCGTTCAGCTCCTATCGTCGGCGCTGTCGTGTTGTCTTCACCGCGGGCTGGGCCACCCTTCCCGCTGATCTCATGCAAGCGGTCTTGATGCTCGCCAAGCACCTATACGAGCGGCGCCCACAACAGGGCCTCGTTAGCGCCGATGGTAAGACGCTGGCCCAGGGCGAGCCCCACGAGGTCGCCACGCTCAGCGCCCCCTACTCCGTGAAGGGCTACCTATGAGCACCGCGGACGTGGAGCAGCTCGGCGTTGATCTGCGCGAGCTGATGAAGCTCGGCGGGATGCCCCGGCTGCGCCGCGCCTTCATCGCCTCGGGCGCTAAGATGGAAGGCCGGGCCAAGGTCAACGCGCGCTCCAGGATTAAGGTGCGCACGGGCGGCCTCTCCCGCTCCATCAGCTTTGAGGTGGGGCTCTCCACCGACTCCACCCAAGAGATCGTCCTCAGGGCCGCAAAGGACTACGCCGAGCGCCAAGATCAAGGCGGCACAAGCCAAGCCAAGGCGGGCGGCTACCTGCGCATCCCCTTGCCCTCGGCGCTGACTGCGGGCGGTGTGGACCGCTTCCCCGGCCCGCTGCGGATCGTGGCCCCCGATCTCTTCGTGTGTGTCCGCGGTCCATCGGGCCTCGTCCTGCTCAACAAAGAGACGGGCCAACCCTGGTACGTCCTGCGGAAGACGAGCACCACCCCGGCTACGCGGTTCATGTCCGACGCCGTAGACGATGAGCTCGCCGTCCTTGGTGACAAACTCGGCGCCGCGCTCGTGGCTGACATCGAAGCGACGGGGGCCGCGAATGTCTGACCTGATCTCCATCGTGGAGGCCATTGAGGCCGTTATCGTCGCGATCCCCTCGCTGGGCTCGTCTCGTGTCGGCCTCGGGGAGTACATCGCCGAGATGCAGGCCCCTACGCCCCCCTGGGTGCGCGTTGGGCTCCCCACCGACTTCTCCACCGAGGACGCCGATACGATCGGGCTCTACCGACGCACCGTGGAGATCCCCTTGCTTGTGGCCGCAGCGGGCACAGCCTCAACGCCGAGGGAGCAGGCCCGGGGCGTCCTCGCTCTCATTGACACCGTTATCGCGGCGCTGGAGGCAGACCGGGGCCTTGGGGGCCGGGTGATAGACCTTCACGTCAGCGGGCGCAGCCTGGGAGCCGTGAAGGGCCTTCCCGGCCTCTCGGTGGCAATACTCAGCGTGCGAGTTTACTTCGACATCAGCGCGGGCCTTTAGCCCCAAGGAGACAGCATGGCAGAGGGACGCGGCACGGTGCTCGCCATCGGTGAGCAAAGCGACTTCGATACCGTCCAGACGACGTACACCCAAGCCTATCGAATCACCTCTGAGGCGCTGGGCGGGCAGGTGTACCGCTGGCGTGGCCGTGACACGCTGGCCCAGGGCTCCGCCGGTCTGCGCCACATGATGTATGAGGAGGGCGTGGACGTTGCCTTCGACGTGGAGCTTGAGGCCACCCTGGAGGGAATGGGGATGCTGTGGAAACACATCATCTGGGATGCCTCCGCCACGACGGGATCCGGCCCCTACACCCATGAGCGCATCATCACCGGGACGCGGCCCACGGTCCCACTGACGATGGAGATCGTCCGGGGCAACTCGGGCAAGAGTGACGTGGTGATCGGCGCGCGGATCACCGCCGCAGAGTGGAGCGTCGCCGTGGGCGAGCTCGTAAAGGTGAAGATCAGCGTGATCGGCAAGAGCGCCGCGCGCCAGAACACCGGGACGATCCCCTCTCTGAGCGGCGGGCGCCTCGTGGTCAAACACCACAAGATGACCAGCGCCGTGGTGACGTGGAACAGCGGGAGCTATGCGATCCGCTCCTTCGCGCTCAAGCTCGATCGGAAGCTCGCCAGGAATGACAAGCTCGGGAGCCTGTATACGGGCGAGCCCCCCGCGTCCGACTTCACCGAGGTCACCTGCGAGATCACCCGTGTCCAGGCTGACGAGGTGTGGCGCACGGCGCACGAGGCGGGCACGCAGTCCGATCTCGTCATCGGCTTCACGGACGGGACGCGGAGCATCACCTGGACGGTTCACTCGGCGATGATCACCGCGTGCAGCGACCCG